GCATCATCAGTTGTTACTTGTCTCTCTGGATTGATATTATAATAATAATTAAGATCTTTAATGTATTTACCATCAGTTCCACGATCTAAAGTTATTTTAAGTTCTTTAACTGTTTTTGGTTTGTCTAACTCAACAACATTTGAAGCTTTAGTTTTTTTTACTTTTATTGCTGTTTTATCTTTAATTATCTTAGTCTTTTTAAGCACTTTTCTTCTCACTAATATTTCTAGCTATTTTTAAAAGGTCTCCTTCATCCAATAGTCTATTTGCTTCTTTCTCAGGATATTTTCCATAAAATCTATTCTTTAAATAAAAGTTAATTTCGTCTGACAACCTAGTAACTTCTTCATTAATTTTTTTTCTGTTGTCTTGATAATCTTTTAAAATTTTTTGAGCTTTTAATTGATCCTGTTTATTTCTTTGATCTAAAGCTTTTATTTTCATTTCATATTGAAAACCAAGATCTGATAATTTTTTTTCTGCTTCATCTAAAGAAATCATTAATTCAGAATTTGGAATTTGATTTTGTTTTGAAGTTTGATCAATAATTGTTTTTGGATCTACAGTAGAAATGACTGGAGAAATAAATTCTAATTTAAAATTTTTTAAAATATATTTATCTTCGCCTTCAGCATAAGGATCAGGATTAATTAAATTATTTTTACCTCTTAAATTTTCATACAAACCAAAATAATAATAAGTTAAAATTTCATCAAAAAAACCTTTTACCTCTGCACCAACAACACAAAGTTTATTATTAATTTCTAAATCAGAAGCATTGTCTTTGTAATAAAAAGCAACTTGATTGTGATACATAGATCCTCTTGCATCAATTTTAATTGCTTTAATATTTGGACTATAAATATCTCTTGGAACGATTACACTTTCCTCTTCGGCTTGAGGATAAATTCTACCTGGTGCATAACTTTCATCTAAATCAACATGCTGCAATGTATTAACTTTACCCCAGAGTGCAGTAGTTTTTTTTGTAAATAATAAATCAACTGGATCTACGCCTAAAGATTTTCCGTATTTAATTGCAGTATCTCTAGATATACTTCTTTCTCCTGAAAGCTGATTGTAAATTGATTGTTTTGTTTGACCAACATTTTCTGCAAATTGTGTAGCAGAAATACCTTTTGTTTTTAAAGCATCATTTAATAATTTATTTTCGCCAATAAAATCTTTTGGAGAATATGTTTTTGCTTTATTCCATCTTTCAATAAAAAGTTCTTTAAATTTTTTTCTTTTAGCTTCATTTTTTTTTAGATGTATTCTGTAAATTGCTTCTTGCATTACATCTTCTTTATCTCCAGTAATTTCTCTTACATTTCCATTTTTATAAACCAACATAACATTAGCTTGTTCGCCAAGTAAAAGTGAAGCCATGTATTTACCAACGGCAACATCAGTCATCTCAGATACTTCTTTGATATAATCCTTTTTAGTAATTGTACCGTTTGCTTCTTTAACAAGATTGTATTTTGAAATTTTTATAGAACCTTTTATCCAAGAAGGTCTTTCTAAATTTATATTTTTATTCATAACGAGATATTTAATATCTTATCCTATAAAGTCAACACTTTGTTTACTAACAACTCCGAAGTGTGTAAAAAAGTTCTTGCTTATCTATTTCGCTGATTTATTAGCCTTTTTGATGGTTAAAAAGGTTTATTTTAAAGGTGTTAAGTTCTCTGGATACTCAAATTGGCACCGTCAGCAGCACAATTTGCTTGGTTTTAGCGATATTGACCAGGTTTCGACCTGTAATGCCTGTTTAAAACCGTTATTTTTAGCGGAAACTGTATTCAATAATGGTCAAGGCTGGAATAAGCCTCATAAAGTAACCAAACAACTAGCTGAAATGGCTGGAATACCAGCATATATCGTTTGGTACAAATTGGTTGGAGATATGATGATCCATGTCCACGTCAAAAAAATAGCTCCAGATTACAAAAATGGTTACAGCTCAGAGCCTCAATTATTAGATCCAGATCATTGGCTTCAGTTCCTGGAGTATCAGCAAGTTAAACATTTTCCAGATTGTCCAAACAAAGAATTATTTAAAAAAAAATTAAAAGAAGATCAAAGAGCCAACAGGAGGAAAGCATTTGCGCCAATTTTATATAAGTGATCCTAAAATATTTGATTTGAAAATGTCATCATTTGATTTCAAATTATATTCTTATCTTTGCAAGAATTATGATCTTAAAAGATTAAGTCCGTATGTAAGAATGATTGATTGTGCGGACCACATGATAGTTCCGCTGCCTAAGATCAAAGAAGCTTTACAACGCCTGGCGCTGTTAAGTATAGATTACAAACCGCTTATTACACATAATAATTTTACTTACTTTGAGATGCCAAGATACAAAGCTTTCCTGGAGAGCATAAAGTTCACTAAGAATTATTCCAACAAAGGTTTCAATAAAGTTAAACAAAATATTTATACTTATCAAAATGGAAACTACTGAAGTCTTATTACAAAAAGAAGTTCTAGCTTTATCAAACATTGTTAGTTTGCTAAACGAAGCTGCAAGAACTGAAAGATTTTTATCTGGTCCAAAACCGCCAAGAGCTGCTTCTATGTATAATTTATTGGAAACAACTTATATGCAAGGCGACTGGGCTTACTACGAACGCCAGTTGTTAAAGTTAAGAGCTACTCCAAAACAGATTACCAGGTGGGAGTTTGCGATTGATTGCTTAACAAGTATTGAGCATGACATATCAGAAGATCCTATTCTTGATAGACAAATAATTTGGATGCGATCACAAAGATTTAAATGGACTGAAGTTGCTAAACACTTTGGTTTTACAAGGCATCAGATTAAAAATAGATATGAGAAAGTCCTAAGTAAGTTGTGTAAAAAAATTAAAAATAATAATAAAAAGTATTGCAAACTTAACAGATTACTGTACTTAATTTGATATTCTTAAAATCTTTTTAAAAAAAATATCTCTCCTATAAATAAAATTAAAATATATTAGTAGATTATCTATCTTTGCATTGTACAATCACGCTTCGATAGCTTTTACTTAAAACCGTTCTGGAACGGATTTGGAAAGTATAATTTTTTTTTCTCTTTTTTTTTTAATCCTAAAACCGTATATGGCTGCAAGACACAAATACAGACTGCAATGTCAGACAATTAATAAACAGAATAAACTTCCTTGCAAAGCTTCTGGTATCTTAATGAAGAATGGTAAAATCCGCTGCAGAATGCACGGAGGCTACAGTAATGGACAAACGACAATAGAAGGTAAGATAAAAGCTTATAAAAACTTACCACAATTTAAGAATTTAGATGACGAAGAAATTAGAACTTACATCACAAATAAGTGATGATATTGAACGAATGCTTATGAATGGTACTCCACTAACTACCATTTGCCAAACCAAAGGTGCGCCAAGCTTATCTAAAGTTTACGACTGGATCCGAACAGACAAAGCATTTGCGGAAAAGATACTGACTGCACGTAAGATAGCAGCTCAGACGTATCTTGATAAAATGATTGAAGAGCTTGAGACTGCAGACAATAAAAGCATTGCAGTAACAAGAGAGAAATTAATTCACTATCGTTGGATGGCAAGTAAGCTTGTTGCAATCTATGGAGATAAACAACAAGTCGAAGTAGATCAGAAGATTGAGATCACTTGGAATAATCCAGATGATGATATGAAGAATGTTTCAGAGTTGGGTAGCTAGGACACAAACATAGTTCTCGCACACGACATGAGGTTCGAATGATTCTAAATTGCAAGTAGATCTATCGAATATAGGATTAATGGTACCGTATCCGTACAGAGTTTTAAATTAATGTTATGTTTTATAGCTAGAGCGTTAGCCTGACATGCAAAAGTGATTTACTTTACAGAGTAAAAATAGTTTTTTTTCTGGTAGCCACACCTCCGAAAAGTGGGTGCGCCTTCTTATACATAAATTACCGATTGATTAAACAGACACAAACAGATGACCAAATATATCAAAGACAAGTTTCGGAATGTAACTGCAATCAGTTTCAAATCGTATGATAACGATCTTATAATAAATTTCTCAGGCTTTGAGGATGAGGAAGATCTCCAGGACTTTTGCGAATTTGTTTTTAACAATATTGGAATGTACTCAAACTTTAATGATAAACCACCAACAGTTCATTAATGAAAATAGAAATTCCGTACACGCCAAGAAAACACCAGGCGTTTATTCATAAAGAATTAGATAAATATCGATACGCAGTCCTTTGCTGCCATAGAAGATTTGGTAAGACTGTTATGGTCCTTAACCATTTAATTCGCAGCGCATTACAAAATAAAAACCATAATCCAAGATTAGCTTATATTGCACCAACTTATAAACAGGCAAAGAGCATCGCTTGGGATTACTTGAAATATTATACAAAAAATATTCCAGGTACGAAATGGAATGAAAGTGAATTGCGTTGCGATTTGATTAATGGTTCTAGAATTACTTTACTCTCTTCTGAGAATTTTGACAGTATCAGAGGTGTGTATATGGATATGGTTGCAATCGATGAAACTGCGCAGATCTCTCAAGGTTTGATTGATGAAGTAATCACTCCAGCTCTTAGTGATCGAAAAGGTAAAATGTTTCTAATTGGTACACCAAAAGGAATGAACAATATTTTTTATGACTACTATAATAAAGCTCAAGCGGATGATAACTGGTTTTTATATAAAGCTAAGGCTTCTCAAACAAAGATTGTTGATCAAGAAGAATTAGATGCAGCTCTTGCTGTCATGGGTAGAGCTAAGTATGACCAGGAGTTTGAATGCTCATTTATTGGTAATATTCAAGGTTCTATATATGGCGATATAGTTCAGCAAATAGACGATAATGGTCAAATTGGATCTGTTCCTTATGATCCAGCATATCCAGTATCAACTGCAATAGATCTCGGTTTTAACGATAGTACATCAATAATATTCTTTCAAAAGGTTAATCATTCTATCCATTTGATAGACTATTACGAAAACAACAATCAGGCGCTGCCACATTACGTTCAAATCTTAAAAGAAAAACCGTATGTGTATGAGACGCATTATGCGCCACATGATTTGGACCAAGTTGAGTTCTCAACAGGTAAGACCAGGAGAGAAGTATTTTATCAGCTTGGCATAAAATTTAGGACTGCTCCAAGACTATTATTAGAAGATGGTATTCATGCAGTAAAAATGATTTTACCTAGATGTAGGATCGATAGCGATAATTGTAAAAAACTACTTATTGCTCTTAGACACTATCATAGAAAATATAGTGATAAGGATCGAACTTTTAAATCAAAACCTGTTCATGACTTCAGCTCACATCCAATGGATGCGCTTCGATGTTTAGCAACAGGATTAGAAGAAACAAAAATAATTAACAACAAACATTTACAGCAAAAAGCTGAGAGTAACTATGAGGTTATATAATGGGTTCAATATTTAAGGCACCAAAAATTCCAGATCCAGCTCCTATTCAAATGCCAAGTACAGATGATGTACCTAATGCAGAAGATGAAGCTTTAGCAAAAGCGGAAGCTGAGGCTCAAAGAAAAAGAGATAGAAATAGAAAAGGTAGAAGATCAACTATCTTAACTACTGGTCTTAATGAAATCGAAGATAAAAACTTAAGTAAAAAAACTTTATTAGGCTAATGCTTAAACTAATTAAAAAACTTTTTTCAAAGAAACCTAAAGAAGAAAAACCTTTAGTCTTAAAAAAAGAAGTCAAACAAATTAATAATAAAAAAGATACTAGAGACACAAAGTCTAGTTTAACTTTCGGAGTATAATCATGGGTGGACCTTCAGGCGGAAACAGCGGAAGTGCTGATGCACCAAACACCACAAGATCAAAAGTTTCTACAAAATCAAAAGCTAAAAATGCTGTTAAAGGTGTTGTAGATTTTGTTAAAGGTGGTGGAGTTATTGGAGCTGTTGCTAGAAGTATTAATAAAAGT